AATGTATCGCTTTATCCACACCAAATGGTATAGGTAATTGGTTTCATAAGACTTGGGTTGGTGCAGAAGATGGAACTAATGATTGGAACTTTATTAGATTACATTGGAACTTACATCCTGAAAGAGATGATGAGTGGAGAGAAGAACAAAATAGACTATTAGGTCCTTCATTAGCTGCTCAAGAATGTGATTGTGACTTTCTAACTTCAGGACAAACTGTTATTGATGGTGTTATATTAGAAGAGTATAAACAAACACACGTTACAGAACCATTAGAAAAAAGAGGGGTGGATAGTAACCTTTGGATATGGCAACCAGCAAACTATACTAAAGATTATGTGTTAAGTGCTGATGTTAGTAGAGGTGATGGTTCAGATTATTCTGCATTTCATATTATGGAAATAGAAACAATGGAGCAAGTTGCAGAATATAAGGGTAAAATATCAACAAAAGATTTTGGAAACCTATGTGTAAATACAGCAACAGAATATAACAATGCTTTATTAGTGGTTGAGAACAACAACATAGGTTGGGCTACACTACAACAATGTATTGATAGAGGTTATGAGAATTTATTTTACACAAGTAAAGATTTAAAGTATGTAGATACAGAACACCAAATGTCTAATAGATATAGAGTATCGGATAGAAATATGGTGGCTGGATTTAGTATGACAATGAAAACAAGACCATTAGTTATTGCTAAATTAGAAGAATATTTCAGAGAAAAGTCAGTTATTGTCCGTTCAAATCGATTAATTGATGAGTTGTTTGTATTTATATATAACAACAATAAAGCTGAAGCTATGCAGGGCTATAACGATGATTTAGTAATGAGTTTTGCTCTTACTCTTTGGGTAAGAGATACTGCATTAAGACTTAGAAATGAGGGAATAGAGCTAACTAAAAGAACTTTAAGTGGTGTAGCATCGCAGATGTTGCCACAAACACCAACCAATAAAACGAATTCTTGGGAAATGGAAGTAGGACCCAATGGAGAAAAAGAATCGTTAGATTGGTTAATTAACTAAGAGGCAAATTATGGCACAACAAGATTTATTTTCAAGACTAAAACGATTGTTTTCAACAAATACCATCGTTAGAAATATAGGTGGTAAGAAATTAAAAATCGTAGATACAGGACAATTACAATCAAATGTTCAAACTAATTTAGTAGACAGATATACTAAGTTATATTCTAATATGCAACAATATGGTTACAACGACCAATTATATGCACAACAATTACGATTAGGATTGTTTAGGGATTACGAATCTATGGATAGTGATTCTATCATCGCTTCTGCTTTAGATATTTATTCAGATGAATCAACAATGAAAAATGAATATGGTAAAGTATTAGATATTAAAACAGACAATGACCAAATTTATGATGTTTTACATAATCTCTTTTATGATATTATTAATATAGAATTTAATCTATGGCCTTGGATTCGTAATATGAATAAGTATGGTGATTTCTTTTTACAATTAGAAGTTGCTGAAAATTATGGTATAACAAATGTTACACCAATGTCCGCTTATGATGTAGCTCGTTTAGAAGGGCACGATCCTAATAATCCATCTTTGGTACAATTTCAATTAACACCACAAGGTGATGCTAGTAGACACTCAGCTAAACAACAAGACCCAAAGACATTTGAGAATTATGAAGTAGCTCACTTCAGACTTTTATCAGATTCTAATTATGTTCCATATGGTAGGTCACAATTAGAGGGTGGTAGAAAAGTGTGGAAACAATTAACTCTTATGGAAGATGCTATGTTGATACATCGTATAATGAGAGCGCCAGAAAAGAGAGTATTTAAATTAGACATTGGTAATATACCGCCAGCTGAAGTTGATAATTATATGCAACAGGTAGTTAATAAAATGAAGAAGGCTCCTGTTATTGATGAAAAAACAGGTGATTACAATCTTCGTTATAATATCCAAAACCTTACAGAAGATTTCTTTTTACCTGTAAGAGGTGGAGATAGTGGAACTTCCATTGATAGTTTGGCTGGATTAACTTACGAGGCAGTTGAAGATATTGAATATTTAAAAAATAAATTATTGGCATCTCTAAGAGTTCCAAAGGCTTTCTTAGGATATGAAGAGGGATTGGGTTCTAAAGCTACATTAGCAGCTGAGGATGTTCGATTTGCCAGAACAATTGAAAGAATACAGAGAATTGTAGTTAGTGAATTGACTAAGATTGCTGTAGTTCATTTGTATTCTCAGGGATTTAGAGATCAAGAGCTTGTAAATTTTGATTTAGGTTTGACAAATCCATCTACAATATATGAACAGGAAAAAATTGAGTTGTGGAATAATAAAGCCTCACTTGCTGATTCTATGTTGAGAGATGGTTTAGTATCATCTGAATGGATTTACAAAAATGTATTTGGTTTTACCGATGAACAAATTAAAGAAAATGATGACCAAATAATTTTTGATTTTAAAAATAAATTTAGAAGGCAACAAATTGAAGCTGAGGGTAATGATCCTGCTAAAAGTGGTGAGTCACAAGGAACACCATCTGATTTAGCGATGGGTAGAACAGGTCATGAGTTAGAAGATGAGGGTGGTTCAGAAAGAGGTGGACAACCTGGCGCTGGACGACCTAAAGAAGCTAATAAATATACTAAGGATAGTGGTGCGAGAGGTAGAGATCCTTTAGGAGCTCACGATAAAAAGATGGCTTATGGTGGAGTAGCTACTAAACATTATGAAAATTTGTTTAAACATTTGGGAAGTAATGCAAAAACACTACTTTCAGAAGCAAGTGAGGTAGAAGATGAATATAAAGATGAAGTATCTTCCCTCAATACTAAGAAAAATTAATTAATCATATATTTATATATGAAGAATTGTATAAATGATTGGAGTTCAATATGAGTTCAAAAACAAAACACTCAAAAATTCGTAATACCGGAATTTTATTTGAGTTACTAACTAGACAGATTACGGTTGATGTGTTAAATAACGATAAGAAAGGTTCAGCAGCTAACATATTAAAAGAATTTTTTAATAAAAATACTCAATTGGGAAAAGAATATGAATTATATAGAGTATTGACTGTTGAAAACTATAAATCAGAAACAAAAGCCAATCATTTAGTAGATGCTGTGATAAAGGCTAGACAAAAATTAAATGAAAGTTCTTTAAAAAGAGAAAAATATAATTTAATTAAAGAAGTTCGTTCAAATTATGACATAAATGATTTTTTTATGGCAAGAATTCCAAATTATAAAGTCAATGCTTCAATCTATAAGTTGTTTTCTATAAAAGAACCTACAAATCCTAAAGTAGAAACAGAAAGTCGTTTTACAATTATAGAAAATATAACTAGAAAGTCAATTTCAGCCAAAAAGAAAGAAGATGTAGTGGTTGAGGGATACAAAAAGCAAGAAAAAGATTTAAGATTACTTGCATATGGCATTTTAGTTGAAAAATTTAACAAAAAATATAGTACTCTTAGTAAAACTCAAAGAAATTTACTAAAAGAGTATATAAATAACATTTCTAATACAAATTCTCTTAAAGAGTTTATTGAAACCGAAACAATTAAGGTAAAAAAAGAACTCCAATCACATTTACCTAAAGTTTCAGACAAAGTTACAAAGATTAAGCTAAAAGAAGCTATAAATCAAGCAGAAACTCTTATGAAAGGTAGAATAGTTGAGGATAAGCAAGTAGTTACACTAATGAGGTATTATCAATTAGTTAAGGAGCTAAAGAATGTCTAAAATGGACAAACTCAAAGAAATTATTCGTGAGTTAATTAGAAAAGAACTTTCGGAAGCATCTGTAACTGGTGATATAGCTGGCTATCAAACGCCGTACGCTTTTACTGGCAAATCTGCTAAAGGTAAGAAAAAGAAAAAGAAAATTTCTACCAATTCAACAGGATATAATGTAGTAAAAGAGGGAAAGTATCACGATTATAGAAATGACGATACTTTATCACCAAAACAAAAGATTGGTCGTTCAATGAGAGAGATTAGGGATTCTCTTAATGAATTAAATAAATTAGTAAAGATGAATGTTCGTCTTAAAAATGAATTGAATGTCGATTCAAGGTCATATTGGAAAAATACCCATAAGGCTTTAAACAAAATAAGTGAGAGGTTAGTAAAACTAGCAAACAAAGTTGGTCAGTTACAGTAGGTTCACTATGGCGTTTGAGGATAAGAAGAAGTCCTATATGGACACTCTTTTTAGTATTTCAACTCTGTTAAAGAGATGGCAGGTAGAGATACAGAAAAAAGATGTAGATAAGAATTATATGTTAAGGAGACTTGGCCAATGGATAGAACAATTGGAAAGTCTTAGACACGAAATAATGATGGAGAAAGACTAATGATTTCACTATTAGAAATTGCAACAAATATGAATGAGGCTGATGTCGATGATGATAAAATCGTCAAGTATAAAGACAAAGAGGGTGAGTCTCAAGAAATGACTGCTGGTGCTGCTAAAAAGCAACCAGATGACCATCCAGCAAAAGTTGCTTATAATAAAATGTCAGGTGATGATGGCGATGATAGTGAAAAGGATTCTGGTGGTAAATTAGGTAGTGGTGATTTTGATAGAGATAGTGATGATGATGCCAAACCTGATACAGATGATGGTGATGCTGACGATGATGCTGGAGATGACGATACTGATGTGTCTAAAATAGATCCTGAAATGTTAGCCGATGTAGGAGATATTGAAAGTGGTACTGATTTAGATAGATTTATAAATGATAATGGTGATAAATTATCAGACCAACAAGAAGATGATTTGTATAAAGTTCAAGAAAAATTAGATGATGATAGTATATCTTCATTAGCAGCAAAAAATGAAATTAAAGGAATTTTATATCACGGTAGTAAAACTAATGCTACTCAGATTTCTGATGATAATTATGGTATGATTGATGCAGGTGATATACAAAAAACAATAATGGATGATCCTGAAATATCAAAAATATTAGGCGATGAAGATGATGTATATTTTGATGGGGATGAATTAGTTAGTTCAAAATATGATGATGAAACAGTTACAAGAGTTACTGGTTTTATGACTATCGGAGATTTAAAAAAGAAAATTAAAGATTTTGCAAAAACTAAAAAAGAATCAGTTAGAGTAATCAACGGAAAAAAATATAAAGCAGTAAAAGAATCAAAGAACCATCCTCTAAAACAAATTTATGACAGAACATTTAGGAGCTTAAAATGAGACAATTAATAGTAGATTACTTACCATTTGAAATACAAGCCGATCAAATCAATGAGGCTATGAAAGAAAACAACGGAAAGCTCGTTGTTAAAGGTGTTCTTCAAAGAGCAGACACCAAAAATCAAAATGGTAGAGTATATCCAAAAGAAATTTTAGTAAGAGAAGCGAAGAAGTATTCTGCTAATTTCGTAAAACAAAAAAGAGCTATGGGTGAATTAGACCATCCTGAATCATCTGTTGTTAATTTACAGAATGTATCTCATAATGTAACAGATATGAATTTTAATGGAGATGATTTAGTTGGTACAGTAGAAGTCTTAACTACACCAAGTGGAAACATTTTAAGAGAATTATTTAAGAATGGTATTAAGTTAGGTATATCTTCTCGTGGTATGGGTTCTGTTGAAACTATGAATGAAAATGGTGCACAAGAGGTGCAAGATGATTTTGAATTAATTGCTTTTGACTTCGTTTCTAATCCATCTACGCATGGTGCTTTTCTTCATCCAATGAATGAGAGTGTGGAAAATATTGCTGTCCGTGATACTAAGTATGGTAGAGTCGAAGCAGTAATTAATGATATAATGAGAGGCTAAATGCCAGCTAAATCCAAACAACAACAAAAGTTTATGGGTATAGTTAGGGCGATACAAAAGGGTGAAGCGCCCGCTGGAAAATTTTCAAAAGCAGCTCAGAAAGCTGCTAAGTCTATGAAGAAAGGTAGTGTAAGGAAGTATGCTAAAACAAAGCACGATGACTTACCAAAAAAAGTAAAGGAAGAAAAGAAAAGGGATTACAAAGCTGAGTATAAGAAATTTCAATCTTCTACGAAAGCTAAGAAATACAGAGCTGAATTAAATAAGTATAATCGTAAGAAAGGTACTTATGGAAATGGTGATGGTAAAGACGCATCACATAAGGGAGGAAAGATAGTGGGATTTGAATCACAATCTAAAAACAGAGGAAGAGCTGAAAAAAGTCGATTGAAGAAAGAGGCTGTCATTACCGAAAATCCTGCAGTTATAGCTACAGCAGCTAGAATGGCAATACAAAACGCACAAGGTAAAAAAGTATCTGTAAATACTGCACGCCAAACATCTTATGCTAAGAAAGATCCTTCTGCTCATAAAAAAGCTAAAAGTATTTTTCAAAGAATTAAAGACAAATTTAAGAAAAAAGATAAGCCAGCTCCGAAAAAACAATCTAAATCAGATGTAGATTTTTACAAAAGACAATACACAGGTGAATCCGTAGTTGAAAAAGTAACATATCACGATGGTGGTAGAACTGTTGGTATAGATGTTAGAGATTTATATAATTATCTGTTGGCTTTAAAGAAAGCCAATCCTGCTAAATTTAAAAAAGATATGCAAAATAGACATATTAAAGCTATATTTAAAAGATATTCTAAAGGTGGAGAAATGTATCAAGAAGGTTTTGGTGGGGAATTAAAAGGAAAAGCTAAACAAAAATTTGAAAAAGCAAGAAAAGAAAATGCTGAAGTATTGGGATATAAACTTACTGGCAAAAGTGATATAAATGAAGTTAATATAAAAGATATACAATCAGTTCTTAAAAAAAAACAAGCCAAAAAGATTAATGGTATGTATATGGATATGACAACTGCTAATGCTATTATGACAGTTTATAAAGCACTTAACAAATCTAATCAAAAAAAATTCACTAAATTACCATTAAGGAAAATGGTAGATGTAACTTGGAAGTTAGTAAAGTGATAAGAAAAATTAATAAATTAGATATTTATATCTAAGGAGAAAAACTATGTCAAATATTAAACTAAAAGATTTATTGAATGAAGTGGGATTGAGTGGAGTAGTTTCACGAAGTCCGTGGGCTAAAAACGAAGAAAAAAAACCACAAATAAATGTAAAAGAATTAGTTAATTCTATTAACAATTATAGTTCTTTAGGTGAAAATATTTATGGTAATGGCAATTTAAAACAAGTAGCAGAAACACTTTCAAAAATGGCTGAGGGTGCTGCACAACATACACTTTCTGAAACAGAAGATATGTTTGACAAAGTTACTGTTAGTCGTAATATGAAAGAACTCACAGGTTTATCTAAACAATTTGGCAAAGTAGCTATGGAAGCTAACTCTCTTCAAGAAAGAATGACAGGTCTTTATGAGGATATGGGAAATATTTTAGGAAGATATTATAAGATAAACGAAAAGCACGTTCGAGGTCACGATGACGATGATAGAGATATGAGAGATGATATGGATGAAGCTGATAAAATGATGTTCAGAGAAGAAGATGATTATAAGGCATTCTTTAAAAAAGCTATGAAAAAATTTAATGTATCTGATATTGAAGATATGAATGATGAAGAGAAAAAAGACTTCTTCAATTATGTAGATAGAAATTATAAGGCGAAAAAAGAAACAGATTAGAGGTAAATATGGCAATAAAGGTTGTTGTAAAAAATAATAATTACGAAAAAGCTCTTAGTATATTTAAGAGAAAAGTAAAAGATTCCAATTTAATGTATGATTTAAGAGAGCGTGAGTTCTACAAAAAACCATCTGATATTAAAAAAGAAAAGAAAAGTAAGGCAAAAGCTCGTAATTATTGGAAAAAAGTTAAACTATTAGAAGAAGATAGTCGTAAAAGAGGAAGAAAATTTTAATTTTTTATATTTATATATATAAAAACTAAACACACCGTTCCTATCATATACGGTGTAACCGAAATATAATAATTCTATTATAGTTCCCAATAACTATACTAAATCCAAACAGGAGAATAACAATGGATGATCTCTTAAAAGAGGCAATTGCTGACGCTAAAGCAGTTCGTGAAACAGCTTTAGAAAATGCAAAGATGGCTTTAGAAGAGGCTTTCACTCCAAGATTGCAGAATATGCTTTCTCAAAAGATTCAGACAGAAATGGAAGATGAAGATGAGGAAAAGCAAGATGAAATCTCATACAAAGAAGATGACGAAGATCCTTCAGACGAAGAAGCGCCAGAAGAAATGGCGATGAAAGATGATGACGAAGATCCTTCTGATGACCACTCTGATGAGATGGATGAATCTGAAATAATCGAAATCGATGGTGTTAAATATGCACCAGTAGTCGCTGAAGAAGAAGATGAAGAAGATGAAATGGAAGAAGGCGAAGATAAAGAAGATGACGATATGGAAGAAGATCTTGATTTAGAAGCTGTAATTAAAGAGCTGGAGTCTGAAATCGATGAAATCGCTAAAGATGATGATGATGAAAAGAATGAGGAAATCGAAGAAGGTGAAGAAATTGAAGAAAATGATGTATCTTCTGGCATAGGCAAAGGAACAGGAGTCAATAAAAAGGCTAATGATTCCTCTGGTGTCGGAAGTGACGGAAAAGCTAAACTCAAAGAGAATGAAGAAGTTGATGAAGATGTAGATCTTGATGAAGTTCTTAAAGCTCTTTCTGAGGAAGAAGATGAAGATGAGAAAAAGGATGAAGTTGCAGAACTTAAATCCGATCTTGAAGAACATCGTTCCGTAATCGAAACTCTTCGTGGAAAGCTAAATGAAGTCAATTTGCTAAATGCTAAACTTTTATTCACAAACAAACTGTTCAGAAAGCACGGTTTGTCTAACGAACAGAAGATGAAAGTCGTTGAGCAATTCGATAGAGCATCAAACCTTAGAGAAGTTAAGTTAGTGTATTCTACACTTGGCGAATCTTTTGGTGCTAGGAAAAATGAAATTAATGAATCTAAGGGAAGCGCTTCCAAACCAGTAGCGTCTACCAAACCTGAAAAAGAAGTAATAACTGAAAGTTCAGATTTGAGAGACAGGTTTAAGAAGTTAGCTAACCTTATTTAATTGGGAGACATATAATGTCAAACTTTGATAATCTGAACTCTTTGATGACTGGGCATAACCCACACAAAGAGCTTCTCAAACAGACTAGGAAACTAGTCGATAAATGGGAACCGACCGGATTGTTAGACGAAATCGATGACTCCACTAAGAAAACAGGAATGGCTGTTCTTTTAGAAAACCAGGCAACTCAGCTTATTAAAGAAGCTTCGGGTACAGGTACTGGCGGTTCTAAAGAAGAATGGTCTGGTGTTGCTTTACCACTGGTTCGTAGAATCTTTGGTGAACTTTCAGCACAAGAGTTTGTTAGTGTACAACCGATGAATCTTCCATCAGGTCTGATTTTCTTTTTAGACTTCAAATATGGATCTGCCGGATCACAAATCGATCAAAACTCTGATGTATTTGGTAATACTTCAGGTTCTGGCGATGCTAGTGGTGGTCTTTATGGTGCAGGTAAATTTGGATATTCAATCAACGATAAGAAAGCTGAAGGTATTACTCCACTTGGAATGACTACTGGTTCTGCTACTTGGAAAGAAGTTGATTTTGAACCTGATCTAAGTGCTTCTGTTGCTGATGGAACACTTTTAAAAGTTCAACTTGGTGCTGGTTTATTTACTAGACCTGACTACAATGGCATACGTGCTTGGGAACTTAGTGGTTCTGGTGTAACAGCTGTTTATCCAGCTTATAGTGTTGTCGATGATGTAAACAATGTAACAACTGCGAGTTTCTTTGCTAAGATTACTCCTGCTGATGGTATGTTGTTCGGTGTTCGCTATCACGAATCTCCAACTGCTGAGAATCGTGGTGATTTTGAACAGAGTTCATTTACTACACCTGGTCCTTCTTCTGCTGATGATCTTGAGATTCCAGAAGTAGACATCCAGTTAAGAAGTGAAGCTATCGTTGCTAAAACAAGAAAGTTGAAAGCTGTATGGACACCTGAACTTGCTCAGGATCTTAACGCTTATCACTCTGTTGATGCCGAAGCTGAACTTACAGCGATGCTATCTGAGTATATCGCTATGGAAATCGATTTGGAAATCGTTGATATGTTAAAAGCTAATGCTTCTGCTAAGACAGCATACTGGTCAGCTAAAGTTGGCTATGAGTATGATGGTTCTGGCACAGGTGATGATGCTTTTTCACAGATTAGTGGTGCTTCAAACGCATACACAAAGTCATCCTGGTTCCAAACACTTGGAATTAGAATCCAATCTGTTTCTAATGCAATTCATCAGAAAACACTACGTGGTGGTGCTAACTTTGTAATCGTTTCACCTGAAACTGCTACAATCTTAGAGTCTGTAAGTGGATATGTTGCTAATACTGGTGACGCTTCTGCTAAGACATACGCTATGGGTGTTGAAGCAATTGGTTCAATCAATAACAGATATACTGTCTATAAGAATCCTTATATGCTAGACAATACAATACTATGTGGTTTCAGAGGAAGTAACTTCCTTGAAACAGGTGCTGTATATGCTCCGTATGTACCGATGATTATGACTCCGTTAGTATACGATCCTCAAAACTTTACTCCACGTAAAGGTGTGATGACTCGTTACGCTAAGAAGATGGTTCGTCCTGAATTCTACGGAAAAGTTATTGTAACTGACATCGATCAAGTTTAATTGAATATCAATTAATCTACTTAAAAAGGGTGGGAGTTTTCTCACCCTTTTTTTGTGCCTTGTATATTTATTAATGAATAAATACATCTTTTTAGGAGAATATAATGGAAGCAATTTGGCCAGGTAGTAGTTCATTTTCGACTGGTGATACTCCATATGGATTTTACGATGCAGATACAGACTTTTCGGGATCTAGTAATCATAATGTGGATAAATTTTCAGATTGGGCAGCTAAAAGATTAGGCTATCCTATAGTAGCAGTGGAATTACAGAAAGAACAATTTTATGCTTGTTACGAAGAAGCTATCACAGAATATAGCGCACAGGTTAATCAATTTAATATAAGAGATAATATGTTAGCATTACAAGGACAAAATACAGGTTCTGGTGCTACAAAAACAGATTTAACACATAGAAAATTGACGCCAACAATAGGTAGAAATATACAACTTGCTGAACAATATGGAACAGAAGCAGGTGTTGGTGGCACAGTAGATTTTAAAAGTGGTTCTATAGAAATCACAAGTGGTTCGCAAGTTTATGATTTGAATGCTTTAATATCAGAAGTATCTGAAAGTGGTAATGCCATAGAAGTTAGAAAGATATTTTATGAGGCTTCGCCCGCAGTTACTAGATATTTCGATCCCTATGCTGGTACAGGTGATGGTTCGTATAATATGTTAGATTCATTTGGGTGGGGTAATAATTCGCCAGCTGTTCAATTTATGATGATGCCGATGTACGCTGATTTATTAAAAGTTCAAGCGATTGAGTTTAATGACCAAATAAGAAAGTCTGCATATTCCTTTGAGTTAGTCAATAACAAATTGAGAATATTTCCAAATCCAACAAGTAACTATAACTTACATCTTAGATATTTAGTAAAGCAAGATAGAGATAGTACACTACAAGGAACTACAGATGGTGTAATTACAGATTTTTCAAATGCACCTTTTGATAATATGACATTTGCTAATATAAATGAAGTTGGTAAACAATGGATTAAAAAATATGGATTAGCTCTCTGTAAAGAATTATTAGGAACAATACGAAGTAAATATGCTTCATTACCAATACCTGGCGCTGAAACTACATTAGATGGAGACACTTTACGAACAGAGGCGTCTACTGAAAAAGAAACATTAGTAGAACAACTTAGGGAAATGTTAGACCAAACAAGTAGAAAAGCTCTATTAGAAGCTGACAAAGATGAGGCTGAATTTCTACAAGAAAAATTGGCTAAAGTACCCTATCCAATATACATAGGATAATCATATGGCTGGTAGATTTTTACCTCAATCTGATGTAAACTTAATTACAAGAGTTACGCGCGAATTAGTTGGGGATAAACAAAATAACAAAGATGGTATTATAAATCAGGAGTGTGTTGTATACAAACCATCACTTCAAGAATCTGTAACCAATATGTATGGTGAAGCAGCTGGTGGTAAAAAAGTATATAAAGATGGTGTTCAGATGAACGCACTAATAGACGCAGAAGATTTTGATTTTAATCAAGAAGAATTTGGACCTGATGCTGGACAAACAGCAACATTTTCATTTCTAAGACAATCTTTTATAGATGCCAGTATGGTATTAGAAATAGGTGATTTGATAGATTGGAACTATGGATATTTTGAAGTTGGTTCTATAAATGAAAATCAATTAATAGGTGGACAATTTGACCAAAACTATTCGGTTATAGCAAACACTTTCTTAATCAGAAAGAGTTCTATACAGATAGAGAGAATTAGGAGTATCTAATGGCTCGTAAAAAACCAATACCTCGTTCTGCTAGAAAAGAATTAAATCGAGGCAGAATAAGGTCGAGAGATGACGACACAGTAAAAAATATATCAGTTGGATTGATGGACATCGATGCAGCTATTATGTTCTATTTTAATAATACAATTCAACCAGAAGTTGAAGAGAATGGTGAAACTGTCAAAGTTCCACTTATGTATTCTAATCCCGAAAGATGGGCTATAGTACAAAAGAATGGATATTTAGTTGATAATAAAAAACAACTTATCATACCACTAATAGCTTTTAAAAGAACTTCTATAGAAAAAGATGATACGATGAGTGTGGATAAATTAGATCCTAAAGATCCTAAATTATTTTACACTTTTCAAAGAAAATATTCAGAAAAAAATCGTTATGATAAATTTGCTGTACAGCAAGGATTAAATAAAGTCAATGAACTTTATACTGTGGGTGTTCCAGATTATGTAAGTGTAAGTTATGATTTTGTTATTTGGACATCTTATACCGAACAGATGAACAAAATTGTTGAAAAAATTATTTGGAGTGAGGGTTCTTATTGGGGCGAAGATGGTAAGTTTAAATTTAGAACAACAATAGATAGTTATACAGATGCCAGCGAAGTATCTGTTAATTCAGAAAGATTAATTAGAACTAATTTTACAGTAACATTAAAAGGTTATTTAATACCTGAACAATTTAATAAAGTTCTTACAACTCAAAAAACATTAACACCAAAAAGAATTTTAATTGGAGATGATGTAAGCGTAAATCTAACTAACTTAGTTGGAGATAGTAAAACTAAAGATGTAAAAATATCTGTACAACAAGGTGCTGCTGGTGGTACTTTGGATAAATCATTTCAGATAATAGCTGGAACTGGTGTAAGTATCGGTGGTGAGGGAACATTTGACGGAACAGAGGAAAAGGATTTTACTTTTTCTATTGGACAAGAAGTAGGAACTACGAGTACAGTTCAATTTAATGCTGTTAGTGCTTCAAACGCTTTACATATCGGACCAACATCTTTTACCATATCACAAAATGATAGAGGTATAGCTGAAATAAGCACAGATTTACAGGTTAAAGGTGATATTTTTGCAGAAAACTATGTGGTTTCATCATCTATAGTATCGATGTCTGTACAACAAGCAAGTGGTTCAACGAGGTTTGGTGATACAATTGATGATACACACCAATTTACAGGAAGTTTAAATGTTTCAGGATCTTTATCGGTGGATGGAGTCACTACAGGTGATACTAATACATATTTAAGAAAATCGTTTGTTCATAAATCTAATGCTATAACAGCAACAACTGCCAGCTTTACTGCAGTAACCGCTTCCGCTCCAACAGGACTAACTGCTACATCAGAAAACGATTTTATATTCTTTCTAAACGGACAATATATGGAACACGATGCTTTAAAAATACATCAAGCTGGCGCTACATTTCAATTGCACGTGGATACTGATAGTATTGGATATGAGTTAGAAGATGACGATGAAATTATGGCTATGGGTAAATTTAATTCATAGTTCCACCTTTCTTTTACTATTTCTTTATATTTATTACTATGAGAAAAAGGCATTGGAAAGATAGAAAAAATAGAAAATGTCCATCTTGTAGTAAGATGCTGACATATTCGAGAAAAGATGCTTTTGATAGAGCAGTCGGTAATAATAGTGTATGTAAGTCGTGCGCACAGATGGATAGAAAAGTAACTGTAGCTACGATTGAAAAGATGAAACAACCGAAATCTATAGAGCATAAAAGAAAAATTTCAAAGTCAATGAGAGTTCATTGGCAAAGTAGAAGAGAAGATGTATGGCTTTACAAAAAAGTAAACAATTAAATCCTAGACTTACAGGTTCATTTACCCTTTCTGGTAGTCTTGTTGGTTCAA